AGCAAAGTCTGACTTTGAGGTCATGAGCAGCGTCTTCAAAGTCAACAGCAGAGCAAGTTGGGCGGCACTGAATCCTGTGTTGCTTCCAGGTGAAGCCGCCATTGAGACACAAACAAATAATCTCAAAATCGGAGATGGTGTTTCAAGTTGGAGCCGGCTTCCGTATTTTTCTGCTCCTGCTTATTGGGGCTCGTTTTGGGACGAGACCTCGCAAACCGCAACTGCCAATACGCCAACCGAGATTTATCTGAGACAGCGTGATACCGGAAGTCGAGGCGTTCGAATTGTTTCAAATTCGCGCATTACTGTTGATCACGCTGGAATTTATAGCCTTACTTTTTCAATTCAATTCAGCAACACAGACACCAATATTCATGACGTGAATGTTTGGTTCCGCAAAAACAACAGTGACGCCGCTGGCGATGTACCTGCTAGCGACAGCAAGTTCAGTGTTATTGCAAGCCATGGTGGCACTCCTGGCAACGTAATTGGCACTGTCAATTTTGTATTACCGCTTGTTGCCAATGATTATTTGGAATTGATGTGGGCAACGTCAAATGCGCAAGCTTACATTCGTGCTGAGGCTGCAGAAACTAGCCCCTTTGCTCATCCAAGCATTCCGGGCATCATCTGCACCGTTGTTCAAGTCGCCTCCGCCTGATCATGGCTGACACACGCCGCGAGTTGATCCTTGCTCGCATTGCAAGCAATCTGAGCAGCATCACCGGTGCAACGGTTTATCGCAGCCGTGTGGAGCCTTTGGCACGCGGAGAGGTGCCTGCCGTCATTGTGGAGCCTGTCAACGATCAACCGATTGACACCAACTTCTACGACAAGTTGGACTGGACGATGCGGGTCAGGATCACCACCCTTGTTCGCGCTGCTATCCCTGATGACGATTCAGATACCTACACGCAACAGGTGCATCAAAAATTGATGGCCGATCAAACCGTCAACGGTTATGCACTTGACTTGACACCTGACCGCACTGACTTCAGTCTTTATGAAGCTGATGTGCCTTTGGGTATCATTAGCCAAGACTTCCTTGTGCGGTATCGCACGAGCAGGACTTCATTAACTAGCGCCTAACATCATGGCTAAGATTGAAAGGGAAGTTCCCAATCCCGGAGTGGGCGGCAGCTATTTGTTTGACCCTAAGTCTGGGAAGCTTACACTGATCACAGAAACCGCCGCTCCTACCACCGATGGCACTGACTCGGAAGAAGTTTCTGATCGCGAAGATTGAGACAACCTATGGGACTGACCCTAGTCCTGTCGGCGGTTCTGACGCGGTTCAAGTTACCAACCTTGAGGTAACTCCGATTGAATCGGACAACGTTCAAGCAGCCTCTTATCAAGGCTTTCTTGGTAACAGCACCCGTGGCACCTTGGTTGCCAACAAGCGCGTCAGCGTGACCTTTGACGTTGAACTGGCTGGTTCTGGTGCTGCTGGTACTGCTCCTGCTTTTGGTCCGCTGCTGAAGTCCTGCGGTCTGAGCGAGACGATTGTTTCCTCGACCTCGGTGACCTATGCCCCGGTCAGCAGCAGCTTTAGCTCTGCCACGATCTACTGCTTCTACGACGGCACCCAGCACAAGATCACCGGCGCTCGCGGCACTGTGAGCTTCAACCTGACTGCTGGTCAGTTTGCTGTTGCTAGCTTCCAGTTCATCGGCATCTACAACGCCCCTGACGGCACCGCCCTGTCTGGCTCCTTCACTGTTGCCAACCAGGCTGCTGCGATTGAGGTGAACGACACCAACGTGACCACTGCCACCTTCCATGGTGTGACCTCGGCTCGCATTGAATCGTTTGACATGGCGCTCAACAACGAGCTGCTATACAAGGAAACGGCTTCCAACAAAGAGGTTCTGATCACCAACCGCGCCCCTGGTGGTACGGCTGTGATCGAAGCTCCTGCAATTGGCACTACCGACTACTTCGCCAAGGCTGTAGCGGCTGCCACTGGCTCCACCAGCCTCGTGTTGGGCGCCACTGCCGGCAACATCGTCACGCTGAACGCAGCGCAGACAGATATCACCGGTTGCAGCTACGCTGATACTAACGGCGTAATCGCGCTGTCCATGCCGTACCTGGCTTTGCCTACCACGGCTGGTAACAACGAGATGTCGCTGGTCCTGAACTGATCTTTGCTCATGGCATTCGTCCTCAAGAAGACTGCTTCCTACAAATGGGAAGTCAAAGTTGAAACTCCGGTTGACGGAAATCGCTTTGAAACTCAAGTGTTTGAAGCGGTCTTCAAGAAGATGAGTCGTTCAGCTTTTAATGATCTTATTGACAAAGGTGATGACGCTCTTGTTGATGGGATCCTTGAAGGTTGGGATGGCATCAATGATGAGGCTGGTAAGTCAGTCCCTTTCACTGAAAAGAACAAGAAAGAGCTGTGTGACGATCCGTACGTCATGAAGGCTTTGATTCAGGCATATGCCGATAGCGTCACTGGGGCGCCGGCAAAAAACTAAAAGACGCCGCTGAGTACTGGGCGAAAGGCGGCGTTATAGACGAGCGCGAAGCTGATCTACGTGCTCTTGGCGCAAGCGAGGAGCAGATTGCCGCTGCACATCTGCAGGCAGTACAGCAGGATTGTGAAATTTGGGAGGAGAATTGGGAAATCGTGGTGATGTTCATCCGCATGTCGACGCAATGGCAGACGAGCATGGCCGGTTTGACAGGATTGAACTACCCGAGTCTTGAATGGCTCTGTAAGCTGTATTCAGTCAAGGATCCTGTCGCTGTCTTTGAGGGCGTGCAGGTGATGGAAATGGCTGCCCTTTCCGTTTTGAATGCGAGCCGCAAATGAGTTCAATTACCTCGGAAATCAAGCTGCGCATCAAGGCTGAGGGCGAAGCAGTCTTCCAAGGTCTTAGCGCGAAGTTAAATAATCTGGCGAATCAAACAACAATATCTTCTGCCAAGTTCAAGGTTTTATCAAATGAACTGCGCGATGTTCAGGAAAAAACTGGCGCCAATAGCATAAAAACCCTCAAGGACTATGCGGCTTCTTGGCGTGAATTGGCAAATAGCGTTGATATTGCAAGCAAAGAATTCAAGGAAGCTACCGCTCAAGCCTCAAAGTTTGAAGCTCAGGCAGCAAAAGCACAAGGACGCCGTGGTGGGGGTGGTGGTGGCAGGATTGGAGCCATTGCAGCAGGCGCCAGCTTTTTAGGACCAGACGAGCTGATTGGTGCTGCTGCAGGCGCAACTTTGGGAAGCGTTATTCCTGGTGTTGGCACTACCGCTGGTGCAGGTGCTGGCGTTCTTGTTGGAAGTATGGTCATCAGACCACTGCGCCAAGCATCTGCAGCTATTGCCAACTACAACAATGACCTCAATCTTGCAAAAATAACTCTTGCTCAAGCATCTAGCAGCCAAGAAGATTATTCAAAGAACTTGCAAATTGCAAGAAAAGTTAGCGATGATTACGCGACTTCTCTCAAGGAAACAATTTCCGGTTATGCACAGGTTTCAGTAGCTGCACGTGCCAATGGATTGAGCCTGAAAGAAACAGAAACGATTTACAGAGGCGTTGTTGCCGCTGGCGTTGCGTTTGGTAAATCCCAAGAAGATATCAATGCAATTGTTCGAGCCACCGTTCAGGTCTTGAGCAAGGGCAAGGTAAGCGCCGAAGAAATGGGTGGTCAGATTGGCGAGCGTTTGCCTGGCGCTGTTGCCAAGTTTGCTGCAGCCACTGATCGCACGCTGCCGGAATTGGCAAAAGCTTTTGAGCAAGGCGAAGTAAAGATTGCTGATTTTGTCAAATTTGCCAAGCAGCAATTAGATGATTATGACGAAATCGCCAAGATCATTGGTGATTCACCAGCGAAGGCAGGTGCTCGATTGCAAATTGCCTTGGATACGGCAAGTGAAAACTATGGCGGATTTTTCCAAAAAATTGGAGCAGGCTTGCAAGATAGCCTTGCTAAAACAATAAGCTGGGCGAATCAATCAGCAGTGCCAATCAAAAGAGTTGCAACTTTTTTCTTTAATCTTGGTCGCGATATAGTCAAAATCTTGGCATCAATTAGCAAAAAATTGCTTGAATTTGGCAATGGATTTGCAAAAATATTTTACGATTTGGCCACATTCCTTCCTCGTCAAATAGCCAAAGCATTTGGTACTACGCCAGAGAAAATCTTTGGCAAAGCAATTGGAACGTTAAAAGAAGGATTCAAGCAATACACCTCAAATTTTGCCGATTATTTTCCAACTTTTGAGCCTAGTGCAGGCTTGTTTGGCGGTGGTGAAGGTGCAGTGCCAGGTTCAGACACAGAAGGAGGAGCAGGCAAAAAAGAAGGGAGGAAAAAGAAAATTGTTGATCTTACAAATGAACAATTGCAACTTGGCTTGGACACCGTAAACCTTGAACGGCAGGGTCTTGACATTCGCGTTGAATATTCAAAATTTTTAGAACGCGAACTTGATTTGCAGAAAAAACTTGAACGCGGTCAGATTGGCGTCAACCAAGCGATTCTTGAAGGAGCCCAGTCTCAGCAGCAATTAGAGCAGGCAATTGAGAATGCATTTAAGGGATTTGGCAAAGACGTAATAAAAGCTCTTGACGAAGAAGCGGAAGCAAGAGCACAAATTAATATATTAATTTCAGATGCACAGTTGAAGACAAAAATTTTAACTGAAGAAGATCAAAAGCGCGTTGAAATAAATAAACAACTTGCGGGAATAGTCGAGAAATTTATAGGCAAAATATCGTCAGAAGAACTTCTTGAGGCAATCCGAAAGTTGCGAGAAGCTCTAGAGGGCGCCGCAAAGAGTGGAAATAGCTTTGCCGATAACTTCAAGGCTTCATTCAAGGCAATTGCCGATTCGGCTTTAAATCTTGGTGCAAATCTTGGCTCTTCATTGGGAAATGCTCTTGCTGGACTTGGGGATCAATTGGCGGAATTTGCAGCAACTGGTAAAGCAACTTTTGCGGATTTCACTCGTTCGGTGCTTTTAGATTTGAGCAAAATATTTATGAGGGCTGCAATTTTTCAAACATTAAAAGCACTTTTTCCTGGTAGCTCTGGGATAGGCAAGTTTTTGGGTTTTGCCAATGGCGGCATCATGACCCAAGATGGTCCACTTCAATTGCGTCGTTATGCCGCTGGAGGCATTGCTAACAGCCCGCAGATGGCGATTTACGGCGAAGGCAGCCGCCCTGAAGCTTATGTGCCCCTGCCTGATGGTCGCACTATTCCGGTGACCATGAAGGGCGGTGGTGCCAATGTGGTTGTCAACGTCGATGCAAGCGGCTCCAGCGTGCAGGGCAATGCACCTGACGCAAATGCATTGGGACGTGCTGTTGGTGCTGCTGTGCAGGCAGAATTGATCAAGCAGAAGCGTCCTGGAGGCTTGCTGGCGTAATGGCTACTTTCAACGATGCCACGGTTGGTACAAGCACTGGCGGTACAACGCCTGACTTCAGTCTGACGAAGAAAAGCGAACCAAAGCTGCGCACTGTTCAGTTCGGTGATGGCTATCAGCAGCGTTTGCGTTTTGGTTTGAATCAGAACCCGAAGGTCTGGGATCTGAAGTGGACGGCAAAGAGCAATGCCGATGCAGATGCGATTGAAGCATTTTTTGATGCTCGGGCAAATGATGCTGCTCCATTTGATTGGACGCCACCTGCCGGCGGCACTGCTGGCAAATACATCTGCCCTAATTGGAGCAGGGAGCTGCAGTACGCAAACATCAATATCATCACGGCCAGTTTCGTGCAGGTATTTGAGCCATGAGCGAAATGTTCAAGGAGCTACTTAGCTCCAATCCTTACGCGATCATTGAGCTATTTGAACTGCACCTTGACTTGGATTTGCACGGCAGTGCGGAGATCGTTCGTTTCCATGCTGGCGTCAACCAAAAAACACCAGCGGGTGATATTTACTGGCAGGGCGAACCGTATCAACCACTGCCTATTGAAGCCGAGGGATTTGAGTACAACGGCAACGGCCAGCTTCCGCGTCCACGCATACGCATCTCCAACTTGCTTGGCAGCATCTCCGCGCTGCTGCTTGGCGTCAACGAGATCACACCCGGCAACGATCTGACTGGCGCCAAGCTGATCCGCATCCGCACGCTCAGCCGTTTCCTCGATCCGGTCAACTTCACTGGCGGCACCAACCCTTACGGCACACCCGCGAACGAGGAAATGCCGCGTGAGGTCTATTACATCGACCGCAAATCAGTCGAAAACCGCGAGATCGTCGAGTTCGAGCTTGCCGCCGTCTTCGACCTAGCTGGTGTGCGAGCACCAAAGCGTCAAGTCATCGCCAACATCTGCCAGTGGAAATACCGCAGTGCAGAGTGCGGTTACACAGGCACTAATTACTTCGATGAATACGACAATCCCCTTGGCGCGACTCCTGCCGTCAACTTTGCCGCCAGTGCATTCGGCAACCAGCTAACCGCCGGCGAGACACTTAGCAACGGCGATTACATCACATCCGCCAACGGCTGGTACAAAGGGATCATGCAAAACGACGGCAACTTTGTCGTCTACAAAAAGCCTGGTCCGCAAGGCATACCTGGTAACAATGCCGTCTGGGCAACCAACACTGTTCGGGGCAGTGGGTCGTACCAGCTCAGGATGCAAACCGATGGCAACGTTGTCCTCTATAGAAATGGCAGCGAAGTGCTGTGGGCAAGCAACACCGCTTCCACAGCCTCCCCCACTACCGTCTCGTTTATTGACTGGTATCCCACCGATGTAAGCGTTGGCCGCAGCGGCGGCTTTGGCTACCAAATGGTCGGATCCTCCCCTAGCGCACTGGGACAAACCCAGTCTGTAACTTACACCTTCACGATCAGCACCGGCAAGACAATCCAGTTGACGATTGGATTTGATTCGTTTGAAGTACCTGCCGGCCACTATTCCGGCCAGTCCTTTGGCTGGGGCGCCAGCTCTTACACAATCGTCAGCTCGACGGGCATTTGGTATCTAAACGAAGTCTTCAATGCCACCCGCACCCTCAGCGACGGCAACCCGTTCAAGTACAACAACCCCGACGTGGGCACGTTGACATCCGCTGGTCCGCAACTTCAAGTCACAGGCGTCACCGGCAACGTAAACAACCGCTTGACCCTCAACGCTGATGGCGGCTTGACCGTCTACACCAACACAAACACCGTCTTGTACGCCTCTGGCTACAGCAACAGCAACGAACCCTTGGTAACCACTGGCACGGTCGACCCCCTGCGGGACGTATGCGGCAAGCGCATCAGCTCCTGCAAAAAACGTTTCGGCGATTATGCCGACCTACCGTTTGGGTCATTCCCCAGCGCCGGCACGTTCTACGGATGACCCACTGGAAACACGACGCACAGGAGCACGCGCTACAGGAAGCGCCACGGGAGGCGTGCGGCTTGGTGTTGGTTGTCAAAGGGCGCGAGCGTTACTGGCCATGCAAAAACCTTGCCGCCGACCAAGACTTTTTTGTCATTGACCCAGACGACTATGCCGCCGCCGAGGATGCTGGCGAAATCACGGCAATTTTCCACAGCCACCCGCGTAGTCCAGCGCAACCCAGTGAAGCCGACCGCATGTCCTGCGAAAAGTCAGGCTTGCCTTGGTTCATCTGCAATCCCGGCACCCAG